CGGCGCAAAAAGAAGAAGCGTAAGTTGAGTTTTATCAACCAGGCGCAGGGTATTGGAGAGGCGGTGGAGGCCGGAGCCGGGCTTCATCATTTCTGCGATTTCATAGGGTTGCAACCCCTAAAGCTCTGCGCCGCCCTCATGAAGGAGACAAGTATATGTTTTTGTTGAGGATTTTTAAGAAGAGGCACCCCACGGCAGGATGGTCAGCCGTCGCTGTCCACATAATAAACACGACCTACGGCTGGAGGCGCTCATGAAGGCCATCTGCGATGGCGCCGCATTCGGCGTCTTCATCTGCGTCATCATCGTCACAATGCTGGCGTTCGCGCCGCAGCCGTAGGATCAAAAAAATGGAAGCGAAAAAATACATTGGAAAACTGACCGACGACGCGGTGATGAGCTGCTCGCGTCTGCCCGCCCTGATGGGCCTGTCCGGCTTCTCAAGCCCAAACGACGAACTGCGTAAATCGCTCAACGCCGTGGGCCTCAAGGCTGGCGTCGACACGCCTGCGTTTTACAGCGAGGCGGCGTCTTGGGGCAATGAGATGGAGGGGCTGATCCTGCGTCGCCTTGCCGGGCGACTGGAGGTGAAGTGCAAGCTAGAGGTCACCGAGCGCGTGGAGCACCCGACGCTGCCTTTGCAGGGGTCGCTCGACGGCATCCTGTTCGGCGAGGGCCAGCGCGTCCACCACGACCCGTCGAGGGGCATCTATGTGGTCGGCGCCGACAGCATCGTCCTCGACGGCAACGGGGTGGCCGAGGCCAAACTGACCAGCGCCATGCCGTCGGACGAGCCAGCGCCGTATCGCGGCCCGTTGCAAGTGCAGGGTCTGATGATGTGCACGGGTTGGAAGTGGGCCGCAATCGCGACGCTGTTTCGCGGAACCGAGATGCGCATCTACCTGATCGCGCCTGACGCCGCCGTGCAGGAAAAAATCGCCGCTGACGTGATCGACTTCCAGAATAGGATTGACCTTTTCAAAAAGGACGGCGTGACTGATTGGTATCCAGCGATGACGTCGAACGACGCCGCCTCGACGTGGCGGGTAGGCGAGGATGACCTGCCACCCGTGACGATCGAAGGCGAAAACGCCGAAGTCGCGCGCGAGCTGATCGAAACCAAAAACGCGATCAAGTCGCTTGAAAGGCTAGCAGACACGTTGCAGGCCCAAATTATGGAGCTGCTGGGAAACCACACCAGCGCCTTAGTAAAACACAAAGACGCGGTGATCGCAGAAATCAAATGGGGCATGACGCCAGCGCGGAAGGAGTACGTCGTCCAGGCGCGCCCGGCGTCGAGGGCTAAGACGCTCCGCATTAAGGAGCTTGCGCATGGATAATCAAAAAATTCCGCCGACGGCGCGGCAGCTTGAGCTGCTCAACATCATGCGGCGACACCTCGACGAGAAGGGCTATATGCCTTCATACGAGGTAATGGCACGGGAGATGGGGGTGAAGAGCAAGTCGATGATTGCGCGCACCCTTGACCGGCTACAGGATCGCGGTCATGTGCGACGAACGCCGGGACAGCGCGGCGCTATCGTGCTGCTCTAATGGGGGGTGAGGGCGGTTGCTGGTGACGGCGCCGCCCTCAGTGCATCTGGACGTCGCCAGCCTCGCGCTCCAGCAGCGCGACAATCGTCTCGATCATGGCGCGGCAGTCTTCCTCGGTTTCCAGGTTCTTGAACGCGACGACGAGCTGCCAGCCTTCCTCGGTTTCAGTCCCCCACGATGAAATTTCGATTTCGCGCTCGTCGTCGCTCATTTTGTTATGCCCCGCGCTTTCTCGACGGTTCTAAGCGTGCCAATCCCAAGGAGAGCGCCAAGGACGTATAGGAGGCTGTCCATGTCGATGTCGGGCAGCGGCACGTCAAGACCGGCCAGCTTGCCGATCCAATTCGCAAGCGGGAAAATTAGATAGTGCGCCACGAAAGCCAGCGAGCAGCACCAGCCGACTGCTGGACGCCAGCAGCTCTGGAACCAATTCGCACTCTGCGCGTCGATGCGGTTTATTTCCGCCTGGGCTATCTGGCCTTTCGCCGCCGCGTCGACGAGCGCCTTTTCAATTTCAAGGCGGGCGCGCGCATTACCGGCGCTGTCAGGCACGACACGGTCAAGAACGTTGCCGATGATCGGCAGAAGGGACGTGAGCAATGGCAGCATGACTAGCTCCTAAAAATTTCGGCGATACGTTCTGCTCGCGCGCCAACCTGGGATGCCCACTTGCTGTCGAGCGCCTCGCGCGCCGCGTCGTCCCAGCGGCCATTCGCCACTGCTTCGAGCATTTTTTCGAAACGCGACAGTCGCGGCAAACCGAGGTTGAAAGCCATATTCGCCAACGCGCGCGCCTTCGGCTCAGGCAGGTCGCGCCACCACGGCAGCTTGTTGTCAAGATCGATAATCGTGCGCGTAATGTCGTTGCTAAGGAGATAGCGAGCTTCTTCCAAGGTGATCCCACCGCCAGCCCGAGCGTCGATTAGACGCCCCACCCCAATGGTAAGAAAGCCCTCGCTATCCTTGTATGCCCTCAGAACGCACCCTTCGTCGCGGAGCAGGTCAACCGCGAGCGCTTCAACGTCAATCATACGATCTCCATCGCAATGAGCCCTGTCGGGAAGTACGCTTTCAGCCCGCTCATGTCTTTTATTTCCACCATCGCTCCGTCGCACACAACGCCCCAGTCTGTTTCGGACGCCAGGGTGAACGTGTAGACGTCATCGCTGTCGATGAAGCGCACGCTGACGCGCGTCGTTTTCTTTGGCTTTTCCATCTGGGCGCTCTCTAAAATTGACGTGGATTTTGATCTCTTCCGTATCGATGTCGACATAGGCGAACCCCACGCCGAGCTTTTTCTGAGCGTCACTCCTCACGCGATTGATGCGCGACGCATACTTCCTACCGGGGTTGCGGCGCAGCTTGTCTTTCTTGACGTCGAGGAGCAGAATTTCGCCGTCGTCTTTGATGGCGATTATGTCAACGGGGCCGCGACCATGATGACTGCGGAAAACGTAGTAGCCGCGCGCAATGAGCTTCGCTGCGACAATCGCCTCGCAAATGTCGCCGTCGAGGTGCTTCTGATTTCTCAAATTATTTTTTGCGCGCCAGCGTCAGCAGAATGGTGATGCCGAGGATGATGGCGACGATTTCGCCAGCCGAAAATGGGATCATTCCGCCCTCGCTTTTTGGATGCGTTTGAACAGCAGATAAACGCCGCCGAGCGCAATGATGATGTTGAGAAGTGCGGCGAGCAGCGAGCTGAACTGGGTAATCATCTGCACAGTCAGGCCAAGCGATCCGCCCGCCGTCGCGGTGGTGCCAACGATAAGGTCCGAGGGGCGCGACATCGCTTTATTCCTTCGGCTTCTGCGGCAGCAGCTTGTCGGCGCAGCAGTCGGCAAGCATCTTCACGAAGTTGCGCTCTTCGTCGGTGATCGAGGAAAGCGAGGTAGGGTCGCCCGGCACGGCGCGAAGATCGACCCACGCGATCAGCTTGTCGATGACGCTTGCCATCACCTCGATGCGCTCCGTCGAGGAAGGCATTGAGCGACGACGCAGATCGACCTTGTCCTCGTAGATTTCCAGCGCGGTCTTGGCGACAACCTTTGGCCGCACGGTCACGGTTTCGCCGACCAGCGCGACCTCGGTGCCGTCCTGCTTGTGTGTTGCCGGGTCGTAGTCGGCGTCCGTAACGACTTCGTAATGGTAGAAGCCTTCTGCGCGGCGCTGGTCGTCGCTGTAGTCGCCGATGATGTCGGTGACTTTCGTCACAAGTCCGTTTTCGAATTTACAGAAGAGCGTCATATCGGCTTTTCCTTTCCGTCTCGTGGTTTCTTCCGGCCAGCGGCAAGCCCAGATACGCGCCGCGCCGTGATGTTTTGTGAATGTAATCTGTGACCTGATCTGCGGTCATGCCATCTGCAAAACGCGCCGCGATGTCGCTATGCATCTCGCATCCAGTCCGACACGCGCCGCATTCTACAATCGCGCCGTCAACAATGCGCGGCTGCTTGCACTTGACGGTTAGCGCCATCAGACCGGCGGGCAGATCACGGTGCGCGTGGGCCTTGCCAAGCCCCGCGATTTTCAGCGGCTGTTCCGGCGCACCGCCCGGTACAAATTCGCGGAAGATTTCGATCTGGCGGCGAAAGACATTTTTCTTCTCAGGGTCAGCGTCGATTTCCGCAACGGTCCAAGACGCCTCCGCGTTACGCCCAATACAGAACCTGTCAGCCTCGCCGTCACGCACAATCTGACCGCCGACGCGAGCGCACTCCAGCGATGACCATTCGCCGTCTCGGAACGCCGTGACCGGCACGACGCGGTAGTCAAAGTCGCGGGTGTTGGATTTCAGCCAAGCCACAACGCTTGGCGCTGCAATATCCTCTGCTTCGGCCAGCGCCACCGCCTTGGCTGATCCACTTTGTACGCGGAGGCGAAACGCAATAATCTGGTCGTCGGCTTCGGTCAGCAGCTTGTAGAGCAGATAGGTGCTGTCCACGCCGCCGGTAAATGCGATTGCTGTTTTCGTCACGACACCGCTCCTTTAACATTCGGGTCGCCTGAGCCGCTGACCCATGTCACCGCGTTGCCGCTCAGGTCGATGGCCTTGCCAGCCGCGCCGCCCGCGCCGCCCGCACCGCCATTAGGCCCGTTATTTCCGTTATTGCCCGGCGCACCCGGATTTCCGCCCGAGCCGCCAGCCGCGCCATTGCCACCGGCTATACCGCCAGCGCCGCCAGCGGAAGAAGTACCTGCCACCCCATCGGTGTTGAAGTACCCAGAAACTGAGTTGCCGCCGGAACCGGCTACACTGCCAGCACCGCCGCCGCCGCCAGAACCGGGGTCGTGGCTGGGGCCCTTTGGATCGTTGTCATTGCCCGCGCCGCCGCCGCCGCCGCCGCCGCCGCCACCCCAGATATAGCCGGAAGCGTTAGTAATCGTGGTTGGGCAGGTTATATTCATTGCGTTGCCACCAGCAGCACCGGCAGAGCCAGAGCCATTGTTGTTGGGTCCACCCGCGCCGCCATTGCCGCCAGCGCCTTGGATCGTGCCGTTGTTCGTGATGCTGACTGTCGCGCTCGACGCAATCGATCCAAAGGTGAAGGCGGGCGAGCCGGTGCTGCTTGAATTGATTACGACGCCAGAATTAACCGTGACGTTAATCGTCGCTGCGCCGCCGCCGTAGCCAGCCGCCACCGCGGCGGTATAGAGGTTGTAATTTGTCTGGTTCGTCGAGATTGTGATGTTGATGGCTGGCGAAACGTCGCGCCAGGTGCCCCCGGATTTGACGAACACGCCAGTCGCATTGCGCCAGACGCCGCCAGCCTTCACATAGAGAGCCGTTACGGTGCGCCAGACGCCGCCGCTTTTAATATAGCTGCCCATTTTTGATCCTCAGTAGGTGTACCAGATGTCGCCGTCAGACCCACCCGTCGGACTGGATGTCGAAACCGTGCGAGCGCCGTAAGCGTTCTGCGACGAGGTGCCGAAGGTCGTGGCTGTGAGGGTGCCGGGGACGTCAACCGTGCCGCTGTCAGTGATGGTCAAACGTGCTGCTGCGGCAGTCTCGTCGTAGATCGAAAAATACCCATTCGACACACCGGAAAGGCCGGGACGCAAGCCCCACTTCCTGCCGCCGCCAGACGCAGTGCCGTCAATGATAATCGTCGAAAGGGTGTTGTTGCCGCCTTTTACATGGAGCGGGTTACTGACCGATGTTTCGCCAATGCCGACATAGCCGCCACTTGTGATACGCATGGCTTCCGTAGTGCCATTGATTTGAAATATAGAAGCCGAAGGACTTTGCAAAATAACATTACTACTTGAATTAAGCTGCAAAGTATCTTTTCTTGTTCCACCACTATCCTTGAATTGCAAGGCTGTTGCATTTGGTAAAGCAACATTTCCGTTTACATCTAACTTTGTCGTTGGCGAACTCGTCCCAATACCGACGTTGCCGCTGCTGTCGATACGGAGACGTTGTGTATCATTGGTTTTCAGGTCTAAAGAGCCGGTGGCCGACTTATTTGACAGATAAACATCAGTGCCATCGGTCCATAGCCGTGCATCATAGTCGTCACTGAACGGGTTCTTCAGATCAATGAAAGCGCCGCTGCTGCCACCCATTTCAAGAGCAGCAAAGCCGCTAGAGTTCTCAATAGATATCGTGCCTACAACATGTAGAGGAGTGCTTGGCGAATTCGTACCAATACCGACGTTGCCGCTGCTGTCGATACGCATGCGTTCAGACGAACCATAAATAGCCCGTAAATTTCCGCTGTAATTATCCCAATACCAGTTGCTGTAACCTGCACTAGCTAAAAGTAGTCCACCACCAGCTGCCAATCCGTTATTTATTAAAATATTACCTGTTACTTCCAGCTTTGATCCCGGTGACGAAGTACCAATACCGACTTTGCCGCTTGCATCCACAACAAACGGCGTCGAGTCAGGATTAGCACTATCCTCCACCACCAGCGCATTGCCAGTGCCGGTCTGAGTGATGCGAACTGCATCTCCTGAACTGCTGGTCGAGAACACTCCAGTGGTGCCGTTAATGGCCGCAGGCGTCGTGCCGCCAATCG